GCCGCCTCGGCGTCCTGGTCGTTGAGCTGTGCCCACTGCAGCATCTGATCTCTGGTGAAGCCGCTAGCGCGCATGTCGACGAGGTTCTGCAGCGTCTGCTGCTGGTTGATCCTGTCCTCGCGGGCTCGGATGGCGAGTGCCGTGTCCGCGGCTACTCCTGGCCCCAGTTGGATGCTGCCCCGCCACCCGGTACCAGCGCCGCCGGTCCTGGGGCCAAGCGGGGCGCCCGTTACCTCGCCGCGGCCACCTCCGGGCTGGCTCGCGCCCGTACCCCACGTTGCTGGCTCCGGCTCAGCCGGGGGCGCTTCCGTCGCCCTGCCGCCAGAGCCGAACGCTCCGCTCATACCACCACGCTGAGTACGGACTGGCTGTTCCTCGCCGCCCCGAAACGGGATGGAGGGGAGGCGCGTATCTTCCGCTTCTTGTCGCAGCGGGCCTCGATCGCCAAACATCAGGCCTCTCCCGTCACGTCAAGATTCGTAGTCAACCCCATCGGATTCATGAGACTTTGCCCCGGTGCCAGCCCCAACCGGCGGTTAACCCGGGGGACCATTTCCGCGAGGCTCATGCCCTTCCGCTCCGCCTCTGCCAGCATTAGCTTCTTCATCTGCAAGTTATATGCCAACTCCTTCTCCACCTCTGGAGCAATATCGGGGCGCTGGTTGTATGCCTCGTCAATCAGCTTGCTGGTGGGGTCGGGCTGGAACGCCGCCTCGGGGGCAGAGATCCCTGCCGCTTCCCGCTTGAGCCTGAAATCCTGGAGCCGCTGCGCAGCATCGTCCATAAATGCCTGCTGGTCCACCTGCTCCTGGGCCGCCATATCCTTTTCGAGGACGTCGAGCCCGGTACTCTGCTCCATCGCAGTCGGCTCGTACGGCGTACCGAACCCACTCGGGCTCACGTCAACCTCAGGGCGGTTCGTGTCCTGCAGGTCGCTCTTGCTCTTCGGCCCAATGGAGATTGCCGCCATGTCTCCGAGCCCTTTTGCAAGGTCCGTACCAAACTGACCGATGCGCTCAGCGCGAGCCATTCGGTTCTTCTCGTTCGCCTGTTGCGCCGCGAGGGCCGCTTGCGACTCGACGCCAGCGATGTTGCCAACGGCCTGTGCCGCTTGCCGCAGCCCCGAGCGCAGAGCCAAGCCACGGGAAGCCCCATAGCCCGATTGGGCCGCGCCCAAGATCTGTCCAGAAAGGCGCGTAGCCTGAGGCTCCGCCTTCACCTTGGGGGGTTTGCGCAGCCCTGGGATAGCCGTGCCCACCTTCGTTCCTAGACCGACAATCGCCGGGATGAGTGCGCCTACGTCAATAGCCATATCTTACTGTCCTCTTGGGGAAAACCTTGGTTGCGGTTGCTGGGTCTCCCAGGCCTCATACCCTGGTTGCGGGGGAGGCTGCACGTTGATCGTGGGCTGAATCGAGCCCTGGGACTGCCCCATGGACGGGCCCGTGGGGGCCTGCGCCTGGAAGGATTCACCCACCTCTGCGCGGATACCCGCATCTTTTTCGCGCGCCGCTTCCTTCTTGGCCTGCCTGCGCCCCAATCTGTCCAGCAACGGGAACAGCGTTCGCGGCTGCAGCGGCGGAGAAGACCCCGGCGAGGGCAGTGCCCGTTGCGACACCGCTACCTGCACCTGAAATTGCCTGGGACGCAATCGCTCCTTTACGGGAAGCCGCGCTGGCCTTTCCCGCAGTGCCGTCAAACAGTTTGTTCGTGGTTTGAAGACCCGCGAGCCATGCTGGATTCAGCGTCACTTGAACCTCGACTTCCCGAGACTCTTCTGTCCGGTTCCGGCCTTCAAAGCGTATTCGAGATCTAGCGCGAGCAACACAAACCCCTGTCCCCTAGTGTAAGCGGGTTCAGAAAGCTCCACCTTCTCCGTTGCAATCTCTTCGATCACAAACTTGATTGCCTGGCATTTCTGGCGGGAAGGGTGGATGAAGAGCTGGAATCTGTTGCCGTCCGCGGGGTCGAAGTCCTGGTTTGCGCGCCAGCGGTGTACTGAAGTCTCGGCCCCGGCACCCTCGTAGTCGTAATGCACGGTGACTTGCAGGTCCCCCGACTGAACGGAGCCGCCCTGAAGCGCCCAGGAGGATAGATACTTCCCGAGGAGGGTCGCACCAACGAACCTTCCGAAGTTCTGCATCTGAGCGACGCGCAGCCACGGAGTCTCCCACTTGCACAAGCCTGAGGTGGACCAGTTGGTCACTCCCGCGTCCCGCTTTAGGAGATCCCAGTCACGCACTTCGTAGAGGGTTGTCCCGTTCGTACCCACGAGCTGAAGGTCTTCAGCATCCTGCTCGACCACGGACCACTTGGCCTCCCCGTAGTTGTAGACGAAGATCGCGCTGGAGGGTGGTTGGTTCGCGAGGAAGGGTCGCGGGGGCTGCGTCGGAGTGTTCACCGCGGAGTCCGCCACGTACTCGTCCTGCGAGCCCGTTGCACAGTACCAAAGTATTTCCGTGTTCGAGGGGTTGTGGAGTACACGGTCCACGCTGAACCCAGAAGCTGCCGTCATGCCGCTGACGTTGTCCCCAATCTCGAGAATCTGCAGATCGCGCGTCACGACATGGAAGCTGTCCGTAGAGTTCGAGAAGAAGGCAACACCGTCCCGATACGACACGACCGACTCCGGGTCGGTACATCCGATCCCGTGGGGCATTCTCTCAACTGAGAAGTCCCCCTGCGCACCCGTGTTGTCCGGGCCCGGGCCGTACAGGTACCAGGTGTCGGTTGGAGTGAACACGATCACCTTGTCGTCCATTGTCCCAATCGCTGTAATCTCTTCGTTTGCGATGGTGACGGCGAGGGAAGCGGAGAACTCAGGCGCTACTCCGTCCGTGAACAGTTTGGAGTAGTAGATGGTGCTGGGGTTGTTGATGGCGTGCGCGAACAACCGGCGCCCGCTCTTCACAACCATGTCGAAGTTGGGCCACGGGTCCGCAGCAAGCTCTCCGCCCGCGGTGTACAAAGCCTTGGAGGAGCGATATGTCTCAACGTCAATCTCTCCGAAGGTGTGTGGAGAGAGTACGCTGGGCACGCGCACCTGTACGACGGAGCTTCCACTTCGGTAGCGAACTTCTTTGACTCGCGCGAGCTGTGGGGTCTCACCGGGAAGGGAGGCGTAGATCTCAACAAAGAACTTCGTCTTCGTGGAGAGGCCCAGCGGAGGAGAGACGTAGATGTACACGGTGTTCGCGTTCACCGACCCGGACGCGAGAACATTGAAGAGGTACACCGGCTGGCTTGGGGCGCTGCGATGTAGATTCCCCTTGTTGTCCACGTACGACACAACTGCTTGATACACCTTCGGGGCATCTGCTGGGTCAGCTCGGGTCAAGTTCTGATACGCGATCGCGAGGAGCTGATCGTTGTCCGCGTATGCACCCACGATCTCCGGAGACTCGAGGATTCCCGCCGTCTCGAGCACGGTTCCCCCAGCGTACCAAGTAGGAGCACTTGTGCCGAGGATGAGGCCTTCCGAGAACTGTTCATACGGAACTCGAATGTTGGGAGAGATTCTGTAGATGTTGCAACCCGCTACGCCAGCACTCAACACGTTGTTCGAGTTGTTGGTTGAGCCGCCCGTGGTCTTGTCAAGGAACGACCAAGTGTCCTGTGCCACCAGCAGCGTGCGGTTGGCGAAGTAGAAGTTGTGGACCAAGTCGTCCGTGAGCGTCCCATCGAGGAAGTATAGATTCCCGAGCTGGATGGATTGCTCCTCCTCACCAGCGTCCTTCGCTTTGCTCTGCGCAGCATCGAAGGTTCCACACACGCGAAACACGGGATCAAAAACGCCCGTGGGCTCCAAGATCTTCGCGGCGCGAACAAGAATGGACGTCATGGGTTTCTTCTGGACGGGAAGAATAGTGGCCTGCTGTGGGTTGTCCAAACCCGCGATGTTCACCGTCAGGTTGTTGAAGTTTCCAAACTGCTGCACCACGAAGTATGGATCGTTGTTATCATCGAGTTCGATGTTAGAGATGAGCCGCTGTGAGTATAGTGCGACGTTGACGTCGATAGACCGCGCTGCTATATCGTTGAAGGGGTCGATGATCCCAAAGTATCGCACCCCATCCCCACCAACCGTATCGTCCATCTTGACAACGGGGCTACCCTCCATAACCGTGTAGGCGACGTAGATGCTGGTGCTCAGTGGGTAGATGCTCCCGTTGACGATCACCCCATCCTCGTTCGACTTGAAGGTGTAGCTCGTTCCCGCACCGGGCGCTGCCCAGGTGTTGCGGTAGAGTACCAGATCGCAGCAGTTCGCACCGTCCGCGATGCTGACGTCCGTCTGGGAGAAGAGGACATAGATGTAGTCCCCACGCAAGAAGCAGGCAAGCGCCGCGAGCTTCACGTTTCCGGAGTCTGTGGAGATCACAGTCTCTGAGCCGTAAACACCCGCCGACGTGTGGGCGCGCCACTTCAGCTCGTGCGTGATGGAGTCTTTCCACGCATGAACACCAAAGAGGCCGTCAATAGGCTGGTGGGCAACCATACCCACTTGGGATCGAAGCTCGCTGGTCCACCCAATACGAGCGTCTTCCCAGGACAAGCTGCCCCACGAGGTACCGCTCCCGAGGTGCTGGGACCGGAGGTTGTAGATGGCGTACCCGGTCTCTTCCGCCACGAAAGACCAGGCGTTGCTTCCCGTTTTGTAGATATGGAGATCCCCTAGACCGTCCACCAGGAAACACACGGCTTCCCCGACCCCGGAGGGGACGATTGCTGCGAACCGTAGATCCAGCACGGTCTCATCGAGGATGTTGCCTTTCGTATCATAGATGCGCAGCGTCGTCGCTCTCGAGCCATCGGAGCCTACGCTGGATAGCTGAACGCTATCGATCACAACGGCGTAGCCTGTGACGACAAGATCACCGCTCAAGTAGGCCCCAAGGGGAACCCAGCTGAAGTGCTGCGCACCCTGAATCCCCTCCACACCGATTTCTCGCTCGATGCCTCCGAGGTTTGTGTCTTGTGAGTACGAGGTGAAGGAGGAGCCGCTATCGTTCGACAGGAGCACCTTATCATTCTCAATCACGGCGACATTTGAGCCACGAGCGTAAAGCCCGTACGCCTTGTCCGTGTAGTTCGCCCCGCCCGTTGCGCTCAGTAGCGTCGTGGGTGGGTATTTCTGTCCCGCGTCCTTGCTCGTGAACTGGATGTTCTCAACATACTGCATCCCGGGGGGCTCTAGGAGCAAATCGTCCGCGCCCTCCGTGATGCCTCCGGAAAGCGGGATTGACTTGGTGACGCGCTTCAGAGCCATCAGAACACCCAGAAAGTCATAGTGCCCGTCCGGGCAGATTGCTGTTGTACGATGAGCTTAGTTCCGGAGATACTCCAGTTGAAGTACCCGGGGGAGTCTAGGTCGCATGAGATCAGGATTGCGCCCGTGCGCCGCTCTTTGACGGAAACGCTTTCTTCGTCGCTGTTGTCGAAGGATACATCCACAGGCTCGCCGCGAGTGATGTCACCAATGACGAGGGCCGTTGGTGCGGCCTGAATACGCGAGATGTTTTGCTGAGTGCGGTTACTACCGAGCTTCAGGAAGTTCGCCATCAGAAGAGTCTCCCGAAAGACATCAGTGGCCCCAGTTTCTCCCGCCACGTCGTTGACGACGGTTGCGGCCAGCGACATCACGCAGTGTGCGGATCTGGGCAACAGATTGCTCTCGGACATCTTTCAGAATACGCGCCTCAGCTCTATCGCGTTCGATGTGCAGATGTGCCGCTTCGCTCTCTTCTTTTTCTAGACATTTGATAGCAGCATCAAGAACAATAGCCTCGTGCCAGTTGCTAGGCCATTTCAACGTGTCGGTGCCGAGAGTGAGCCGTGGCGCTTCCTTGATGTAGCGCACCCCGATGCTCGAGACGGACTTAGCCGGGAAGAGAAACAGCTCGTATCGCCCCTGGTCCTGGTTGAGATAAAGGAAGTACCGGACGTCGTAGTCGCCGTCGTACTGCCGTGAAAGAAGGTTGAGGTAGTCCTGCGAGTCAGCCTCATACGCAGGTACCCAACGCGACCCAGTGTAGACATTGACGTCCACGAGGCGCATGAAGTTCGATGGGAGCTGATAGGCGTTATTTCCGACCTTGACCAGCGTGGGGGAGACCGTGGCGAAGAGCTTCCCGTCGTCTACGTTGACCATCTTGGCATAGAGATCGAAGATCCCGTCATTGATGTAATGCGTGATCTCGCTGTCGGAACAGAAGGCGCTGTTCTCCATGTCCGCGCGCTGGCGAACATGAGTGATCAAATCGGTCAGCGTAACGTTGGTGGCCATCTATTTCTCCAACCAGGCTATTCCCCGGCGTAGTAGAAGGGAGGCTGGGAATCACCCAAAACTGAATGATTCCCAGCAATTATATACTAGTAAAGGTCTTGGATCCACGAGCAACGACCCGGCTCCTGGATGGAGAGGCCGTAGAACCCGTAGAGGTAGAAATGCAGCTCATCCGCCGTCTTTTCACGGTGGTAGAAGCTACCATCTCGGTTGAACATGCTCGGTAGAGCAGCGGTCGAGTACAGCTCGATCTTGCGCGTGTCAAGAACGAATGCCTGATCGTCCTGCGTGTGTCGGTCCGCGATGACGGGAACGGATCCCGCACCGGTCGCAACATCGATTCCGCTAAAGCTAACGCTACCTTCAGTAGCGTCAATTTTTGCGTATCGGCCACGCGCCTCAGTCTCAAGCGCGAGATCGGCCCAGTCTGCTGCAGAGACAAGGGCCATGTTCGGGCGACCACCCTGACGGATGATCTGCGCGGTCGTTTGCACGAGGGCATCAGTGATGAGCAAGCCCGAGAGCGTGCCCTTCACACCGTCCACACCGGCAAGCCGGGTGGGGTCCACGGTTCGGTCGATGCCGTTGAACACCGTAGCGCCAACGCCCGAACCCGGGAGCCATGCCTTGAGGCCCTTGGCCTTGGCATTCTGGTCTCCAGAGAGGACGAGCTTCTGACCCGCGGCAAGAACCGTAGTGAAGTCCGCGTCCAGACCGATTCGGTCGTTCGCGCGGTCAACCTCGGTCACGATAGCCTCTTCACCGGAG